TGGTCAATCTACTCTTCGAGCTAATTTAAGTAATGATAGTCATACTATTCCTGCAGACTTTAATGGAGCAAATGGAAACTATATAGGTGCCTCTACTACTCTCACTATACTTGAGGGTACTACAGATGTAACTAGTAGCTGGAGTATCTCTACAGCAGTATCTTCAGGAACAACAATTTCAGGTGCAAATACTGCAAGTGTTGCTGTAACAGCTATGACTAATTCTACTACTTCGGGTACAGTAACTTTTACAGCTACTAAAAGCGGGACTACTCTCACAGCCGTGTTTAGTGTTACAAAGCAAAACGCTGGTGAAGATGGAGACCCAGCAATAGTCTATAGAATAGGTGGAGCAACAGGAGCTGTAACTAAGAATACTAATGGTACTTTTACTCCTGTTAACTTTACTGCAACCGCTCAAAAAGTTGACGGTGAAAATACTCCAGTAGCTCTTACTTCGGGAAGTACTCTTAATGTATACCGAAACGGCTCCAATAGCACGTCTGCAACCTCTACTAACGGTACTGTATCGTGGGGTGTTACCTCGGGTACTACAACTATTAAAGTAGACTTAGTAGTAGGAAGCACTATAGTTGATAGTGAAACAATACCAATAGTTTCTGATGGTACAAGTCCAATATCATTCACGCTTAGTAACCATGCTTTCAACGTAGCGTGCGACAATTCCGGTACTCCTTTAGCAAATGCTTTTGTAGGCTCCGGCACCGACTTGAAGGTATTTGAGGGGGAGACGCCCCTTAACTATGCGGCTGGTGGAGCAAATACAGGAACCTTTAGTGTTTTTGCAAATGGAGGTAGCACTGTAGGAACGAATGTAACACCTGGGTCTGCTGTTCAAGGAGGGTCTCACCCTTATTATTATGTACAGGCGCCTGACATTACGGCTATATCTGCTGATACAGGATACATTACTTGGACTGTTGCAGGAAAAAGACTCGATGGAACTTCTTTCCCCTCGTTTACTGTAGTACAAAGCTTTACTAAGGTTAGAGCAGGAGGTCCGGGAGGTACAGGGCCAAATGGCTTAAGAACAGTTCAAGGCTACTTATATTATGAAAAGAGCTCAAGCCCTAGCTCTGCTCCTGCTAAGCCCGGTACTGTTACTTATAACTTTAGTAATGGTTTAATCTCCGGAACAGGTATAGGAACAGCAGTAAATACTTGGACAAACGAACCAAGAACTCACACTGCTACTAGTGCTAATACCCATTGGGCGGTTAGATACTACGGAACAGAAGCTTCAGCAAATGCTAGCACTATTAGTATACCAACAGGACAAATCAGTTCCGCTGTAAAAAGTACTGTTTTTACTGGAGTTGTTACTTTTAGTGGCGGAACTTTAACGGATGGTACAACAAGCACCACTCCTGTTGAAGCAGCAGGCATTTCGGCCGCCATCAACACCGTAACACAAACTACTACGATTGATGGAGGAAGAATCACTACAGGTACTATAAATGCACAACAACTAGCAATTTCGAATAATAGTGCCGGCAGTGCAGGTATTTTTATGGATAGTACTAATAATAGAATAGATATACGAGATGGTTCAGCATTACGAGTACGCATCGGACAACTTTAATGAGTACCATGAAAAAAATATATCTTGACATAACACCCCAAGTTAGCTATAATTCTGTAATGGAGAAATGAAATGACAGCAGCCGTATACAACCTAGTTATTGACCAAGGTTCCGACTTTGCAATAGACTTAACAATCAAAGAGCTAGGATCTGCTAAAGATCTAAGCGGCTATTCTGCACGTGCTCAAATGCGGTCCACTAGGACTGCTTCTAGTGTTGCCGCTACTTTTGACTGTACAGTATTAAACCCTGCTACACATGGAGTAGTAAAAATGTCGTTGTCAAATAGTGTTTCTTCAGCTCTTGCTGCCGGTAGGTATTTCTATGATTTAGAAATACACACCGCAAATAATGCCGTAGTTCGCAGACTAATTCAAGGAGAGGTTACTCTCAACCCCGAAGTAACAAGATAATGTCTATTACCAACCCCACAATAGTAACTGTCAGTGAGTCAATAACAGACATAACAGTTACCGGACAAGAAACTATAGCGGTTGATATTACTCAGTCAGATGTAAACGTAGAAGTAAACAACTTCGTACTTCCTAACCAGTCCCAAGATGCGCAAAATACAGTAGTAGCTCCTTATGGACCAATTACTGCTACAAATGTGCAAGATGCGTTAAAACAACTTGCCGACCAAGATTTTAGATCCACAAGTACGCCTACAGGAACAAATGTTTCAGAGGGTGACACGTGGTATGATACCGATGATAATATAATGAAAGTATATCGCGAAGTGAGCACCGGTGTATTTGCATGGACTAATTTAGTTGTTGCAGGTACGGACGATTTACTTGATGCAGGAGCCTTTTAAGGCTGGCCGGAGACCCCAATGGCTCAAACAATTTTAATCAAAAGAAGTACTAGTACCGCTATTCCCACAGCATTATCGAATGGTGAGTTAGCATATTCAGCACAGAGTAATAAGCTATTTATAGGACGTCCTGGAGGTGGTTCCGGAGACATTGACGCGATTGGTGGTAAGTATTATACTGATATTATTACTGGAGCGACTGACGCAAACACAGCCAGTAAGCTGGTATTGCGAGATGGCTCAGGAAACTTCTCCGCAGGAACAATTACAGCGACCTTAACAGGTACTGCTAGTGATATTTCAAACCATAATACGAATGCATTAAGTGAAGGTTCAACTAACTTATATTTCACAAATGCTAGAGCAGATGCTCGTATTGCAGCCGCAGACACTGATGATCTTTCCGAAGGTTCTTCAAATTTATACTATACAGATGCGAGGGTGTCTACTAGAGCAGACACAATATTAAACCATTCTAACCACGGTAATATTACAGTATCTAAGGTAGGAAACGAGCTACGCTTCTCGGCAGCATCACAGTATGGAGACAGCGATGTACAATCATACTTATCGGGAGGCACCGGAGTAACTCTTAGTTCTGGTGGTGAGTTTAGTATCGGTCAGGCAGTCGCCACAACTGATAACGTAACATTCAATAACGTTACTGTAGACGGTACTTTATCTTCTGATGATATTACCGCTACAACAATGACAGCATCTGGACACGTAGTTGTTCAGGGCAATCTTACTGTAAATGGTACAACTACTACTGTAAATTCTAACACTGTTGCTATCGGCGACTCTATTATGGTACTCAACAACGACGAAACAGGCACTCCTTCTGAGAACGCTGGTTTTGAAGTTGAACGAGGAACCTCTACTAATGTATCATTACTCTGGAACGAAGCAGGCGACTACTGGCAGGCTAATGATGGTAGCACTACTTCGAAGTTATTGACAGCAGGCAATTTCGCAGCTTCCTTCACAGGCATACTTGATGGCGGCACATTCTAATACTTAACTTATAACTCCCGCGTATATACGCAAATTTTTAGGAGGCCACATGGCACAAACAATTAAATTAAAACGTTCTGCAACGCAGGGCGCTGTACCGTCTACTTCTTCACTGTCGTTAGGCGAAGTTGCTATCAATACATATGATGGCAAGATGTACATCAAGAAAAATGATGGGTCAGAGTCTGTAGTTGAAATAGGGGGTAGTAGTGGAGCTGCTGCTACGGGTATATGGAAAGAATATCTGTATACTGCTACTGCTAATCAAACTGCATTTACAGGAGCCGACGACAACGGAGTACCTCTTACTTTTACTGCAGGACAAATTCAAGTATTTTTCAACGGTGTTCTTTTAGAACCTACGACAGACTACACTACTACAAGTAATACAGTTACTCTTGTGTCAGGTGCTGCTGTTGGAGATATTATCCAGGTTGCATCAGCGAGTGTTGTTTTAGGTACTGGAGATATTCTTACAGACGTCTTTACAGGTGATGGATCTACAACGGCTTTTACTCTTTCTACCGCTCCTGGCGTAGAAAGCAATACTCTGATTTTTATAGATGGTGTATACCAGAGTAAAACTGGATATAGCATATCGAACACTACATTAACTTTTAGTGGCGCGCCAGCGAACGGAGCCGAAATAGAAGCATCTATTGGCTCTAGAGAAGTTTCTTATCCAGATACAACAGCAATAAATCTCAGCGGGGATTTATCGGCCGTAAACGGGTCCTACTCAGGTACCCTTACAGTAGGGTCTTTGGACATTGCAAGTACAGGAGCGCTTCAAAGCCCTGTAGGTACAACAGCTCAAAGACCTACCCCCGCCGCAGGATACTTCCGTTATAATAGCACAACGGGTAAATTTGAAGGCTACTCTACACAATGGAGCGAGCTGGGTGCAACTTCAACAGTCGAAGCATTAGAAGACGAAGTGATACTTAATTTAGGAGTAATTTAAATGGCAGTACAAAATAGTAATTTTAATACGCTGATTACAGCGATTGATACCAAGGCGCAGTCCCTAGCGGCTAGTGCAACAGACCCTAAAGATCTTGTTTTTCTAGGTAAAACACTTGAAGCGCTCAATGTCACAGCCACAGTGTCAGATATTATTGGACAAGGAGACACACAGATAGGTCTTGTTAATACGGCGGGGACCACGCAGGTTGGGCTTGTCAACACGGCAGGCACCACACAGCTTGGAATTGTAAACACTGCAGGCACTAACCAAGTTGCTTCTATTAACTCTGCCGCAGCTTCTTATAGCCAGCATCCGAGCGGCACTACTACCGCAGTGAACAAGACGCTTGCAGCGAATGAGTTTGTACTTGTAACTGCATCCGCGAAGACAATGACATTACCCGCAGGTGTAGCAGGACAATCGGTTGTTTATATTGCAGTAGGCAACTTTGTAGATACTGTTGTAGCTCCGAATGGTTCAGAAAAAATTATGGGATTGGCTCAGTCAATGACCATCGATAAAGCCAACACCACAATCACACTTATGTACCACTCAGCCGCTCATGGCTGGCGTGCATTTTAATTAGGAGACACAAATGAGTAATTTAACAGATTTTTTTGGAAAAGGCGCTGAGCGGGTACCAGGAAAAGCCGCACACGCGCAGGCTGCTTTTGTAGTAGTAGCTAGTGACTCTACGTCGTATATGAACTATATTTTATATGACCACGCCTTAAGAAGTATGGGAACTGTGTCGTATCTGCACGCAAGCAGTACTGAGTTTGGTGCCACTTCTGGTGCTTGGAACTACAGTACCGCCCCAGCTACTAATTCGACCCAGACCAATACTCACGGTATAGCTAAAAATGGTTATATAGGTAGCCCGCTTGGTTACGGAAGTCCTGAAAATTTTCGTGGTAATAATCCCGTCCGCTCAGGTGGGCCTGCTAGAGAAGTACACCACTCTTACCAGAACCTACCTGGTGCAATGAATGGAACAAATCCTGGCTTAAAGCAAGATTATGCCTTAGGTACTTCAGATCATAATGGTGTAGGTCCTGTTGCTTGGATAAGGTCTTGCCAGCGGAGTAGCAGATCCGTTATTAAAGGGCATAATAACATACTTGATTCTGGCCAAAGTGCCGAGCTTATTCATGACACCGTCTATCCACAAGCTGTAGGCATGTTAACCTCAGGATATCGTTTAGCGGTGGGAGGCTTTAGTTATAATCAAAATTCAGGCAATGCTATTATTATTGAACGCGACAATTCCTCTAGCACCACCCAGTGGCGTCCTGTACTCATAAAAAACTTTCCAGACCCTAGAAAATATGTATCTGATCAAAAAGCTTGGGGAGCCGCAATTACGGGTATAACCGCAGTCTCGGCTAACAGAGTTGTCGGGGGACTAAATAATAACGTATCAAATAGAGATTACCACGACTATGCTAAGCCAATTCTTTGTGATAATAATGACGTAATTATGATGACCAGTAGATCCAGCGGCGTCGATGTACATCGATGGCGTTGGAACTCCGGCAACAATACTTGGGACGCGGCTACCCAAACGTATAAAACATATAGTACTAAATATCACGCTTCGGGAACTGCCGCATTTCCGAATTGGTGTATGTCGTTAGACGGTAAAACAGCTATTCTTATGTCTCACACCTATTATTATGGTTGTGGTTATGCTTTAGCGATGATAGATGTAGCTACAGGAAATGCAAGAATGTATTCTGGGAGTTCCAGTTCCCAATCCTTTAGTATAGTTCCTATCGGAGCTTCTAAATTTTTACTTTCCTCGTCCACCAACTCTGATGGCAGCGGTTTGTATGCAAGTACAATCTCATGGGCAGAAGGTGCCGTAGACAATGCATACGATAGCTTCACCTTTGGCAATGAGATGACTACCTTTGTGCGCTACGCTATTGATAACAGCTATTCCAGCACCAGCTATCCGACCATAACCCCTATAATTACTGTTGATAACGAAAGCATTGTACTTGCAGAAAAAGGAGAACTATAATGAAACCTACACTTAACGAACAAGGCTATGTTACAAGTGGTCTGGGAGGAGCAATAGACGCTCCAGAGGCAGCTACAGATTTAACAGTATTCCGATACAGACGCGTAGACGGTGCCTGGGCTGATGCGTTTCCTGGCGAGACTGATGAAAACTTTATGATGAGTTATAATACTCTCAATGAAAGTTGGTCACTTGCAGAAAGAAAAGCACTTAGTATAAAGCCTATCAAGATGGAAGCCGCAAGGCGAATTGAAGCATTAGCTTGGAAAATCGAGCGCGCTACTGAAGTCGATGCAGTGGGTGGTACTAACACTCTGGCGGATGTATACGCAGAGCGTGCAGCAATTCGTACTGCAAGTAATGCTCATGAGGATGCGCTAAATGCACTTACTACTTTAGCTGAGATGGATGAATTTAACCCTGCGGGCTTTTAAGTACAGCTTTCAATAGCAAGCTAATCGGAAACTAAAATGGCAAAGTCAAAAGCAAGACATATGGGCGACATGATGGGAGCAGACGGTATCGTAAAGACTACCTCTGCTCCTGAAGTGGCAACTGCACGTTTAGCTACGGGGTCAGTCACAACCGCAAAGATCGCAGATGCCAATGTTACAACTGCAAAGATCGCAGATGCCAATGTTACAACCGCAAAGATCACAGATAGTAATGTTACAACCGCAAAGATCGCAGATGCCAATGTTACAACCGCAAAGATCACAGATAGTAATGTTACAACCGCAAAGATCGCAGATAACGCTGTTAATTCCGATAAGGTTACTCCTACTCTTGCAGTGGGCGTACCTACTACCGTAATCAGCAGCTCAGCTACAGCAGTGGCAAATAATCACTATTTTATAGATACTGCCACACAAACACTTACTCTTCCTGCTAGCCCAACGGCTGGGCAGAAAGTATTGGTAACTGTGGGTAATTTCACAGATACTACAGTTGCTCGGAATGGCGAAAATATCGCATCTCTCGCTTCTGACTTAATAATAGACGTAGCAAACATGGGTGTAACCCTTTGCTACACGAACACATCAAGGGGGTGGGTAGTACTATGACAGCATTAACAGAGTTAATTTCAGCAGGAGGCGGTGGCTCCGAAGTCAATGACACTAAATATATCCACTCAAGTGCTAATATTATAACAACTGAAAGTGGAGAGAAGTGGCAAAAGACGGGGTATGCGGGCAACCTCGACACAACAACCTATCCGAATGCCGGAACTCATTCAGGGTCAATTGGCACTACTACAGATACTGAGGTTTCATTGGCAGGGACAAGCAGCAACTGGTCTGCGGTATGGTCAAGCACCATCACTACTAATGGCACATGGGTTTGGAATGGGGGTATGGGCTCAAGTGTTGGTAATAATGAAATTTTTGCAAGAAAACTAGACGGCACTGGCTCGGTTGTAGCTGCTAGTGACTCGGCTAATTTTACCAGCATGAACGGCAAGCTTATAGTTCATGCTGACCTTGACGGTTTTTTGTATTCATTTTGGGCCCATTCTTATGCTAACTCATTTCAAAATCGTTATCACAGTATACTAAAGCACTCAATTAATAGTAGTACGGGAGTTCTTACCGACCAAGGTTACGTTGTCGGCAGTCTCGATTTAGGCCCGTACTGGTTAGATGTTGTTTGTCGTAATCATAATTATGGAACTAATTATTGGCTCTTTTTAGCGACTGATAGTAGTGGGGGGCATCGTGCTTGGGCTGCTAGTAAGAGTAATGGTGCTCTTACTGTAGTTAAAACGTGGGCTTCTAGTTTAAACACAGTTGAAATACCTACAAATCTATTCTCTATGCACGAATTTAATGGATACCTATGGATAAAAGGTAGTGACAATTATCTCTATAAATATACTCTTGGGCTTGCCTTCGTTGAAAAAGTAGACGTAGGGACAGGCAATAACTTCTTTTCAAAAACGGACTCGACAGGTAGTTCGGTACAAGACTCTTATAGCTCGATGGCATCTAGTGCCAGTGGTGTGCATAACTTTCAAAGACTATACGAAGCAACTTCTAATGGCTATAAAAACCACCCTCCAGCTACAGTTGTTGGTACAGCAACGGCCGTCGGTAGTGGCGGCATTAATCAATATATGAGGATATTATGATGACTGATGCAGATTTACCCTATAACAATTTGACGGCAGAGCAGATAGCGCAAAACGATATCATCGTTGCTCGTATTTGGAGAGATCAGCAACTAAAGGATAGCGATTGGATAGGTACTATACCTGACCACGGGCAGTACTCTCTTTATATTGCGTACCGTCAGGAACTACGCAACTGGCCTGCTACTTCTGACTTCCCAGACACTCGCCCAGAGCTAGGAGAGTAAAATGGCGTTAACTCGAATCAAGTCTGACAGCATAACAACAGGTGTTGTTGAAGGCAAAGTAGATGCACACTTATCTGGAGGAACGGGTATTACCCTATCCTCTGGAGTCATTGCGGTCGACTCAACTATTGCAACAAACGCGTCTGTCACAGCTGCAATTGATGGACTATTAGACTCCGCTCCGGGTGCATTAAATACTCTCAACGAGTTGGCTGCATCTCTCGGAGATGATGCTGATTTTGCAAATAATGTAACTACTAGTATAGCTGCTAAGTTTCCTACTGCAGGAGGCACTCTAACAGGTCCTCTTACTATTAACGATACAAGTGCTACTAGAGTTTCTGCAGGTACAACAGCACAGAGAACTTCAGGAACTCCGGGAGACTTTCGTTATAATAGTACAACAGGTAAGTTTGAGGGGTATTCAAGCTCTTGGGGAGACATTGGAGGAGGAGCTAATTTTACTTTAAATCAGTTTACCGGCGATGGATCTACTACTGTATTTACCTTATCAGGTTCAGCATTAGAGGAGCTTAATAGCCTACTTTATTTAGATGGAGTCTATCAGTCAAAATCAAGCTATGATTTAACGGGTACTACCCTTACTTTTTCTCCTGCTCCTGCATCAGGAGTATCTATAGAATTAATGGGGGTAGTTATGTCTCCTCCCACCACAAGTAACCAATTTACTTTAAATCAGTTCACGGGAAACGGATCCACAGTAGCCTACACACTTACACTTTCTCCCTTTTCTGATAACGAAACTAGTGTCTATATTAACGGGGTATACCAGTCAAAATCAAATTATAGTGTATCTGGTACTACTCTTACTTTTACTACTGCTCCTCCTGCAGGTACTTCTGTTGAGGTAATGGTAGCAAGTAGTGTGGTCGTTTCTATAAGCACTCCAAATGATGGCACTGTTACAACATCAAAAATTGTAGATAGTGCTGTTACTTCTGCAAAGATTGCTAATGGTTCAGTTACTGCTGATAAGCTAGCTGCGGGTGCAGGAGGTGCTTTTAATGACTTTGTGATTAAAACAGCTAGCTACACAGCAGTTGCTCGTGATCAAATTATTACTAATAAAGCTGTAGCTGATCCTGCTACTTATGCTGTAACGGTTTCCGGAGGAGTGTTTCATATTGATGGATCTGCTAATCCTGTATTAGTTCTCACACGAGGAATAACGTATACTTTTACACAGTCTGATAGTAGTAACGCTAACCACCCTATTGCTTTTAAAGATACAGCAGGAAATAGTTATACAACTGGAGTAACTTCAACAGGTACGCCAGGAAATGCTGGAGCACAAACAGTATTCGTAGTACCTGCAAATGCACCTTTAGGAGGTCTTCGATACTACTGTACAGTACATGGCAATGGTATGGGAAATACAATAAACATAGTTGAACCCGGTCTTACAATTACACTTCCGGCCTCACCTGTAGCAGGCAATTCAATATTTATTAAAAATGCAGGTGCTGCTACAGTAACAGTGGGTCGTAATGGCTCAAACATTAATTCAACAGCAGACGATGGTGAACTGATTACAGATGCAGCGGCAACGCTAGTATATGTAGACGGCACCATCGGATGGAAGGAGTTATAAGATGGCGATAAGTTTAGGTGGAGGCGGTAGTGCCTCACAAATTAACGAAATAATATATTCAAACTCAACAGAGAATCTAATTACTCTTGCTGATGGTCGTGTGTATCTAAAGGGCGGTGTAGCTGAGACAGACACAACTACGTATCCTGACGCTACAGCAAGTATGGCATACTCAAATGTTTCTATAAACTTTGCCCCTACTATTGGTAGTGCGGTTGGAAAGTCAATAACGTGGGATGGTACTTATTTTTGGGTACTTGCTAGTGATAATTATGTATATAAATTCAACGCTTCAGGTGTGTATCAAAGTAATTTTAGTGTTTCAAGCCAAACAAACAATCCACAAGGTATCGTATGGGATGGCAGCCATCTTTGGGTGGTTGGATATACCCAACAAGCCTTGTTTAAATACAACACTTCAGGTGCGTATCAAAGTGTAAGTATTAGTGTAAGTCAAAACACCAGCCCCAGAGATGTTTCTTGGGATGGTACACATTTTTATGTAATTAATAACAGTACGGCAATAGTCTATAAGTATAATGCATCAGGTTCTTATATAGGTAATTTTTTGGTATCTAGCCAAGACTCTACACCCTTTGGAATAACGTGGGATGGTACTTATTTTTGGGTGATTGGGACAACTACTGATAAGGCTTACGCTTATAACAGTTCATTTGTATACCAAAATAAGTCTTTTTCTTTTGCTGGTCAAGAAACAACGCCTTATGGCGCGGGGGTGCAAGGGTCATCAGTTTGGGTTATTGGTCAAAACAAAACTGCCTACAAATACCAAAACCAAATTGGCATAAGTAGTAATAACATTGCTGTTTTAGGTGTAGGTCAAAACTACGTGAGGATTAAATAATGGCTTTAACACAAATAACAGCAGAGGTAATTGCAGATAATTCCGTAACTACTACCCTTATAGCTGATGATGCAGTCACAGCAGCAAAAATAGCTTCAGTGCCTGTTGCAGTAGGTATTACGTCTGTCGTTACAGCTACGTCCTTAACAGCAGCTGTAAACACACACATTTATGTCAGTGCATCCACTCAGACTATTACACTGCCCGCTTCTCCCAGCCTAGGACAGAGAGTCCTTATTACAGTGGGAAATTTTGTAGACACGGTAGTCGGCAGGAATGGCTCAAACATTATGTCACTCGCAGAAGACCTTACAATGGACACTGCTTATCTTTCAATTCAGTTTATATACACAGATTCTACAAGAGGATGGATAATATCATGAGTAATTTTAAAGACTTTATAAGCAGTGGTGGCGGTGGCGGTGCAGATAAGCTAAACTTACTAAACCCTGCTAGCGGTTTGAAAGTATTAGTAAAGGCTTCAATGACTTACACGCCAAGCATTGACTGCACAGTTGTTGTTACTTGCATAGGTGCTGGCGGCGGTGGCGGGCAAGTAGCAATGAATCAGTCTTTTAAGGTATCAGGAGGAGCGGCAGGTGGTGTTTGTCAAAGCGAGCTTTCTCTTACTTCGGGCACAACTTATACTATTACTATAGGGGGTGGTGGCAATGCGTCTGCTGCCGGAGGTAACACAACTTTTACAGGCTCTAACATTACTGATATGACAGCAAATGGGGGTACGGCCGGAGGATGGACTAACACAGGCAGTACTACTAAAGCGGGAGGAACAGCCGTAGGAGGCAATATAGCTAATCACACAGGGGGTAGCGCAATTATTGTAGCTGCCAATAACAGTGGTTCTTTTGGTGGTGCGGCTTGCGGGTTTTTTGAAACAGGTAAAAACTCTGCTTCAAGTACAAGTACAAATATGACGATTGGAGCAGGAATAGATATTCCACCTACTGACTTAATACCTGAATTAACGTCCGACCCTCTCGGAGGGTCTTCCGCTGGAGGAGAAGGCTATAGTACTGCAGGGACTGGTGATTTTGGGTGTGGAGGTGGAGCCGGGTACATAAGTATATACAGTACTTCCAATAGCCATTATGTTACTGGTGGTAAAGGCGGAATAGGTGCTGGCGGTGGTGGTGGTTATGCTTGGAATAATAGAAGTGGAAACAGTGCTAGCGCCAGTGGTGGTGCAGGTGGTAATGGCATGGTCATCTTAGATTTCGTATAAGGAGAAAAACATGAAATATATAATTAAAGATGCTGACGGTAACATCACAAATACCATCGTTGCAGACGCAGAGTTTGTTGAAGCTAATTTTGAACACTATGAAGAGTTAAGAGATCCTGAACCGGCCGCAGAAGAAGAAGGACGTATGTGGCGTGATGGAGAGCTACTGGCTTCCGACTTCATAGTCCCTTTGTCTGACCATCCACAACACAGTGCTTACATAGCCTACCGTACAGCCCTACGTAACTGGCCTTCTACGGTAGACTTTCCAGCCACACGCCCAGTACTGGGAGAATAAGAATGGCATTTACTAAAGTTTCAAACAGTCTTTTAGCAGATAATTCTGTTACTTCAGCTAAGTTTGCAGATGGTGCAGTTACTTCCGCAAAAATAGCAGACAGTGCAGTTACTTCCGCTAAAGTATCCAGTGACATTAAAGTAGCGGGCGTAGAAACTATCTACGTACCTGCGGCGGCAATGTACCCAAACTCAACAGCAGGTTGTGCAGACTTAGAGCAAGTAGAGTTATCAAACGGCCCAGAGCTAAAGTGTTTGGACTTTGATGCAAGCTCAGACGAAAATGCACAGTTTACTGTAGCCTTTCCTAAGTCTTGGAACGAAGGGACAGTAACTTTTCAGGCGTTCTTCACAGTCACTGGAACCAACACAGGCACAGTAGCTTGGGGACTCTCTGGCGTTTCTTTTGCAGACAACGCAGACATGAATACAGCATTCGGCACTAACGTAGTTGCTACGGCCAAGGCGCACTCTGGAACTTCTAATGACATGGATGTTACAGCGGTCTCTGGCGCAGTAACAATTACAGGAGCCGCTGTGGATACGCAAACGTACTTTCAGGTTATGCGAGACGTATCAGCTGACACCCAGACAGGCGATGCTCGCTTACTAGGCATTAAGTTGTTCTTTACCACTGACGCTTCAAATGACGCATAAGGAGTAAACTATGTCAGGATTCGGTTATAACGTAAGCGGTTTTGGGTCTTTTCCTAGCCGTGGCTCAGGCCTTTTTGCTTTTACTAGCGCGACTTTTACTCCTGGGAGTAATACTGGTCATGATGGCCCGAGTCTTACAGAGGCACGTGCCGGACTTGCCGGTACTGGTGTATCTGCATGGAAAAACAACACTTCATATTTTAATACTTCAAACGGGATTCAATTATGGACTGTACCTGCTGATGGTACTTATCAAGTTGAAGCTTGGGGCGCTCAAGGAGGTGATGAATATAACTCAGGTAGAGGGGGTTCTGGGGCAAGAATGCGAGGCAATTTTACTTTTATTTCTGGTGAAGTTATAAGTATACTGGTGGGACAGCATGCTAATCTAAGCCGAAATGGGGGAGGTGGAGGAACATTTGTATATAAAACTGCAACCAGTACTTACCCTCTCATCGCCGCAGGTGGTGGAGGTGGTTGGGGAAGTAGCGGGTCTAATGCAAGTCATGGCAGGACAAGCACTGGAGGAGGCACTACTTATGGAGGAAGTTATGCTAGTGGTAGTGGGGGCAATGGAGGTAATACAGCAACAAACAGCGGCTGGGGCGGCGCTGGATCTGGGTGGTTGACTAATGGGACGTCAGGCGGCTCATATGGCGGCCAATCATATGCGCCTCGGAACGGAGGTACTGGTGGAAATCAGTTTGTTTGTGGCGGTGGATATGGTGGTTTTGGCGGAGGAGGCGGAGGTGGCTGTAACGGCGGCGGAGGCGGAGGCGGCTACAGTGGGGGAGGCTGTTCCGGAGGTGGAGCAGGTTCTTACAATGGTGGAACTAATCAAAGTAATTCAACCGGTGTTAAGACTGGAAATGGTCAAGTAACTATTACTAAAATAGCGTAGAGTAAGGTAAACTAAATGTTAAAATATATCAAAATAGAAAACAACCAACCAGTAAACTATAGTATTGAACAATTATTGATAGATTACCCCAATGCAATTATTTACAAAAAAACAAAGCTGCCTAACGAAGAATTAATAAAAGAATTTAATGTATATCCCTTAGTAACAACGCAGCCGCCTAAGGTACAAGAGGATGAAACTGCAGAGGAAGGAGTCCCTGTGCTTAAAGATAATGAATGGACTCAAACTTGGAATATTCGAAAACTAACTCAAGAAGAAGTATCAGACATTATACAAAGTAGTTTAATAGATGTAGAAGAAATAGAAACGGATACAGAGTTATCAGTGTTTTTCGTAGATACAGAAGTGCGAGAAGCTAGATATGATATTTGTAAGGCATGTACTTCGTTTACTGTATTAAAAATTTGTAACGAATGCCACTGTATAATGCCTTTAAAAACTAAACTTAGAGATGCTGTTTGCCCTCTTGGAAAGTGGTAATCTATGCAATAAAAAAGGGCTTTTCAGCCCTTTTTCACTTTGTTACTCTTTAAACTACTTCAGCTTCTGCACGTGGTTTTTCTAACTCTTCCTGTAGCAAGTTTGTAAAACCTGTAATACCTACTTGAATCTGGTCAAAACGGCTACGAGCTTGATTAGCCTGTGTTTGCATGTCCTGTACCTGTGATAATAGATACTTCGCTCTATCAGACAGTTCATCTACTTTATACTCTTTATCGTTCATAGATATGGTCGGTACTTCATTTTCTTTAGTCACTATAATGTCCTTTATTAAATCTCGCAAGCACCGCCAACACAGGCAAGTTCTTGAGATCCAGTTGTGTTATCTTCTTTTTCAAACTGAGCTAAATCTTCCCAGTTTACATTTTGTGGCATTTCAGATACTAATCTATTGTATTCTTCTTCGCTAATGTCCTCGTAAGGAGCTTGCTGATAAGTGTGATCGCTTGTTGGAAGTAAACTAATTCCAGAACATAGATCAAAATTATCCCAAATCCACTGCGACACTTGTAAGTACTCACTATCAGTGTAGTATACAGTCACACTCGGCTTGTGTTCACACCAATGATTCTGATAAGTCTTCCACAGCTTTAACTGATGCATTGCACCTACATCTTTTACGCAAGTACTTGCTTCAGGAGCCTTTACAGGAAAGCTAAAGACTACAGAGGTAGGAGACATTACATCTTGTTCCATGGGAAACCCTGCTTGTTCCATGTAGAGCGCAAGTGGATCTTTTTTGTCTGAACGTACTCTCCTAATGTAATGCTTAGAAAACCGAGGATGTATGCCGGAAGCAGAGTCAACAAGCTGAGAAACAGTGCCACTCGGCTTAACACAAGTAATAGCCACAGACTGATTAACACCAAGCCTTTCAGCCCATTCTTTATTTGTTGCAATACTAACATCTCTCATTTCCTCTAGCCACACTGCTAGCATTGGTGACTCTGGGTCTCCACCCAAAATTTCATGATCCATAATACCTGTCAAACTTACACCAAGCAATGCCTCTTCTTCGGTGTTACGCTTCCAGCGCACCCGTAGATACCTAAAGTCTGTAAGAGTAGACTGCAATGTACCAATAATGGTAGCTTTGCGTACTTTCTCTTTTAGTGTTTCTAGTGTATCATCTGCTCGTACTACAACTTCGGATAAATTACAGAACTCATTGCTTCGTAGAATAATCTCAGAGCAAGGGTTAGTACCAAAATCGTGTTCTGCATCTCTACGGCCATTACGAGCTGCAATCTTCTGTGCCGCTACACGACTGAACAAGCCACGCTCACCAGACTTAGACTCGTATAGATTCTTCATCTCAGTTAAGAAAGCTTCAAAGTCAGGCTTCTCTGTATATGCTACAGAATTATTTGCTAAACGACGCTGGCCTTGATCTACCCACCACTGACCTGACTTAGCTTTTGACATACGTTGGTCTGATAGATTAGACAAACTAATCAGAGCAGATCTACGAACACCACCAACTACTACAATATCAGCAATCTTACAGCAGACATCATGGCACTCAATACTTGTGAGTTTACGTCCTTTTGATTTCTGGAATATCTCTACACAGAAACGGAACAAGTCTTGCAAAGGCTCTGGGCCACTGGCTCGACCACCAAAAGTCTTGAGTCTAGCACCTGCTGGACGTACTCGGCTCATATCCCACTGAGGTAACTTACCGGCATAAAGCATGGCAATCAACTCACGAAAGGCACTTGCCCACCCTAGCTTACTATCACTTACTACAATTGTAGAACTTGTTTTGTGGAATGTCTCTGCTACTTCTGGTAGCTTATTGATGAAGTTACGTTCTACACTAAAGCCTACACCTGTTCCACACATCAATACATACATTAGCTCGTCAAAAGCTCGTGGATGGTCGATATGCAAGTAACTACAGTTAAATCCTGCTACGTTATCACGCTTCAGTGCTTCACCTGCTGTCATCATACAACGCATAGAAGGCATAACTTCTAGTGCATGAATAGCATCCCAGATCTCTTGTCCGTTTTCATCATCTAACTGCTCTCTTTCCTTAAAGAAGTCAACATAGCGACTGCATGTCTCTCCCCATGTCTCACGACGTCCTTCTTCTTCTAGCCAACGGGCGTATCTACTCTTATGAATAAAACTTTGATACTGATCCATTATACCATTCTCTCCTCAATATTGGACACATTGTCCTTGCCTATTGCATCATCGCAATATGTTACTAAATCCATCAACTCGTAGTTTTTTAGCAGTACTTCTGCGTTTTCATTCAATTCTTGTATGTACTTGTATTTGCCCTCGATGGGTATACAATCATAAATTGACATGGCATCGCCATACTGTTCTATAAGTTGTTGTGCTCTTTTCGGCCCTATGCCGTTGATACCTGGGACATTATCACCTTTATCACCTGTTAAACACTTGAAAGAGATATACTCTTCTGGTTTAACTTCGTAGTGCTCATGCCAGTTATCTATTGTTACCTCTTTCCGAGTAACGTAAGAAAATCTACTTACACCGTCCTGAATCAATAAGTCCCAGTCTCGGTCACTAGATACCAGCCAGATATTTTCTAATCCGTACTGTTTTCTTTGCTTTACAAGGTGGGCAGCAAGATCATCTGCCTCTACACCTTTGTAACGAAGAACAGGATAACTCTCTGCTAGTAGTTCTAGTGTCTCTTCATACTCTTCGAAGAAATCAACAAATGCTTGTTTCTCTGCGTCTGTTTGTGTGGCATACTTATCTTTTCGATTCTGCTTGTACTCTGGTAATATCTCTTTTCTGTAGCTAGATGATCCCCAATCTGCGGTAATAATAATTTTACCACAATTGTAAGATGTTGCTAGAGATCTTACTGTTTCTACATACTGATCACGAAAATCTGTTCTGCCTTGATGCTTCCACCGAAAAGCTAAGTTTAGTGCATCTACTATGAGTACACCGTCTTGGTTGCGTTCGTTAAACTTAAAAGCCACCTATCCACTCCGTCTTTTCTGATTTTAACCAATCTTCTGCGAGTAGTACATAACACTCTAGAAACCTTATATACAAATACTCATCTGTATTTTCTGGTAAATTTTCCGTTACTACGAATACTGCTGATCGATCATATTTAAAAAATAGCATAGGCTTTTGATCGCCTCCTGCCGCTTGTACTACAACTTTCTTCCACCACCTGATA